ATCCTCTTTCAACAGCTGACACGCCGACATGAACTGCTGTTGTCGCCGCTGATTTTCAGCATCCCATGCCTGTTTGCCCTGCATCCACTGCATGTATGCCGGGTTGGGCATCATTGGCGGCGGCATTGGCGGCTGCTGAGGGGGCATTGGCCCCCTAAGTTCGCTCATTCTTTAATTTTCGCCCCAATGGAGAGAGCAAGGAAGCGCCGTCATTGCGGCCACTGTGGCAACGAACGTGATAAGGCTATCCGGGGGAAGAATAACTTCTCCATCAAACTTGTATGCCGTAATCGAGATGGAGGTATCGGCAGTAGCCGGATAGGAGATAATATCTACGACCGGCCCAAAGACAGCCGCGTTAGTGAGGGTTAGTGCGGTGTAAAGCCCGCATTTCGGGGCCGCCTTGCCGCTGGTGCTAATGCCGCCGTTGGCGACCGCTGCATTAGTCTGAGCCGCGCCGGCCGCGAATGTCGGTGACGTGGGAAGACCTGTAGTAAGCTGACTGACATTGTAGAGAATGGCGTAGCCGACACCATTCACTACCACAGTGGCGCTATCGATCCCCGCTCCAAACTTGATCACTTCGGCAACAACGCCGCTTCCCGCGGGATTCCATAGCGTGAACTTGGAAGCGAGTGTCGCGGCCATGACGGGGAGTGCTACGCCAGCGATTAGTGTACTGCCATAGAATATCCTATCCATCAGGGAGGCCTGATAATACTGGCCATTGCCTTGATTGAATGTTGCGGATGATAGTGTCGTCGCCGGGATGACGGGCATTAGAGTACTCTCCTATTCGCCTTGAATGCGCGTGATGGTCACATAAATCGAACTACTACTGACCACTAGCAGTCTGTATGTGCCGCCGGGTATATCAACTACCGCATAGCCGTTCGCGAGCCAGGCCGTCGCCGCTGTGACCCATGTGACATGATCGCCCGCCAGCTTTTGAAGTGTGACAGAACCCCCGAGCCACGACGCAACATAGTCAATGCCGTACCTGCCACCGGTGAGCACGAGCGCGGCGGTAGTGGCAGAGATATTGCTCGCCGCATAGGTGTCGGCCACCGGCCTGGACATTTTTAAATACTTTTCTTTGAGCGCCAGTTAGGCCATGTGAAAGACATAGCAGGGCGCCCTTTAGTCGCCGCCGCAAATTCTTCCAATCTAGCCTCAAGACGCTCTTGCCTAGCAATGATATTATCTATTTTGTTGTGCATTTCCTGATCGATGGCAGGAGAAGAGAGGTACTTTTCAAGCGTCTCGGCTAAACGCTCCACCATGACTTCAACGTAGTGCTCGACGCGCAGTCCCTCTTTGGTTGGGGGGATCAGCGAGAGGTGGGAAGCAAACGTCGACCGCAAGTGCGTGCTGGCGTCACGCACAATATCGCGGAGACTTCTGTCGCGCAGAGGAGTGATCACGGTTCTTTCCCGTCGACAAGTTGGGCGTGCGTCATTAACTCATCAGCCAAATCACGCGCCATGTCGGCGTCCAACATCATTATCCGACCCATTTCCCCTTTGGTCCAAATCGCGACGCCGCGATCTTTCGCTTCAAGGTGGAATTTGTTTCCATCAAGATCAACAAAGTCTTTTCCTGCTGAAATGCCCATTTAAGCCGCCTGTCCCTGCATTGCAGGATGAGGCACAACATTTCCGCCCATCTGGGGCGGCTGTTGCGGAGGAGCGGGAACCATCATCGGCGGCATAGGCGGTAATTCAGGCAATGGTTCGGGAAGCCCCGTCATTTCCATCAGCGTCTCAGGTGAGAAGTGCGCCGATATCACAAATCCCCTAAGTCGCATTAGATCGCGAGCAAATCGCGCCACCTGCTTCTGAGCCTTCGAGATGCGCCGTGTTGCAAACTGGCTCTTCAGCTGCTGAGCGCCCAACGTTTCGGTCGGATTAGTTTCGCCGCGGAGGATGTCCGCCATGCCGGTTATCTGATAAATCGTCTGCAGTACCTTATCCCGAGCCTCATGCAGAGCAATCATCACCTTCGCAATTTGTTCGATCGGCAGCCAAACTATCATGTTCTGTAGGCCGCCCTTGTCCGTATATGCGGCCCAATTCTCTACCGGGATCAGCTTGTTCTCCGAATTCTCTTCGACTAACTGCTGGATCGTCGCCTTTTCCGAACCCGCATAAACACCGGCAACCTTCAAGGCACCTTGCAGTCTGTCGATTCGAGCCGTAAGGATATCTAGTTCTACTGCCTGATCTTGGTACTCGACATAATCCGCCACAGGAACCATCGTCTCGTTTGTGGTGGTCGCCGACAGTGGACGAGGCGACGGGAAAAACCCAGGCAGTTGCAGAGGATCGTCTTTCTTGTCGAGAGGGGCATCTTTGTAGGATTTCGCAATCCATACGACTTCCTGCTTTTTCCCATCCCAAATCTCCCATACCTCCGCCTTCTTGAAGGCGTCCGCCTGCGGTCCCTCAAGTTCATCCTCGCCAATTCCCTTCGGAGAATAATCCAGCGTCACCTTGTCTCCGTCCTTGAACCTTGCTTTAAGCTCATCGCGCGTCATGAATGTGCGGTACGCTTTCCACCAAACCTCTTTGTGGTTCCTGGCGGGACTCTCCCGATAGTCTTCCCAAAAGACATACCTCACCGGGGCGCGTTCGCTCGTCACCGGCCGAAATGTCGCACGGTCACCAGTCTCTTCATCCGGCTCCCCATCGGGGTCTTCTTCGGGGTCTCCAAATTTCGCTTCATAATAGACGCGCGCAACGCCTCGCCCAGGAAGGAGTCGATCTTCCACGACGGCTTCCATGACCTCGCTAAATTCGTCGAGGTCGTCTTCATACGAAAGGGCTCGTTCCAGAATCTCCGAACCCAAACGGGCAGTGGCGTCATTGTTCTTGTGCCGGCGCTCTACATCAGGCTTTGGGACGCGTCCGTATAGAATGGGCTTCAGCGTCTCGACATTAGCCCAGAGAATGTTGAACCGAGCCGCGCTCTTTAGAGCGGGTGTTCGCTCATCACGATAACGCTTTACGATGACGCGCCCGCGTTTAATCCACTTTTCGTCCTCGCGCCATGCAAGTCGGAGCTGCTGTAGCCAGAACCGCACGATATCGCCTGGCTCATCCCCAATGTCTTCCCGTGTCTCGATCTGCGCAGTTGACGACGCGCCATAGTCCTCGGCCAACTAGGGAAGCCCATCATAGGTAGCCTGCTGTCCGCCGCTCAGGTTGGCCGAATAAAACATAAATGACGATCCCGGGGTGCCATTGAACCTAAGTTCATTGATTAGTGCCGAGCAGAACGACTGCCAGGGAGCAGGGGAAAATGTCAGCATGCCATTGGCATAAGTCCCCTTAGCTTGGCAGGCTGCCAGCGCCGCTCCAACAGTAGTCGCGTTCGCCATAGCCGGGAATGACAGCCAAATCAGCAAAGCCCAAGTTAGACGCATCTCCAAATGTCCTTAATGGAGCGTTCTGGCGATTTCGTAGAAAAAACTATTGAAGCCCCACATCAGCTTGAGAGTGCTAGCAGGGCCTGCGGCCACGATCGGGGACGTGGCCAGAGAGATATTTCCCGTGTTCTGAACTCCTAGCGTCCCGTCGCCGCCGACAATTAAAGTAATTTCTTTTGTAAAGCCGCCAGAATTTGGGCGACCATAAACTACGCCCGTAGCCCCGGAACCGCCGCCGCTGAATGCTACAGTCGTGCCAGAGCACGTTACCCCAAATGTCGCGAACTGATAGCCTGTTATTTTCCCCCCTCTATCAACAATGACATTCCCCGTAGGAGGCGTAACGCACCCCGTAAACGTCGCTATTGCCGTTCCTAGAGTATATCCGGCCCCACCATTCGTAACCTGTACAGCTGAAACCCCGGAGGCGACACCTGCCTGTTCGTTAGTGCCAATGAAATTGAAGCTACTTGCCCCATGAATAGCAATGACATCCGCTCCAATGGGGATGAAGAGATTGTTGCTTATGGCGTTTACTGAATAATCAACATCTCCAACGGTAGCCGCTCCGATGGGAACGACAGTATTACCGCGGACACGACCGCTATCAAACGTCGCAGATATCGCGAATAGAGGTCCGCAATTCTGGATATAGTTGTTTGTTATATCGACGAATTGCCCTCCATTATTCTGGAGTATGCCATAAAGGCCATCCCCCGGACATGCTATCCGACTGTTTTGAATCTCAAGGCCACTAGTAAATCCCTCAATTCCGTATCCATCACCGGATTCTTCTGCGCCAGCGACGTTTACCTGAATTGAAGCATTGCCAGATACGGTCGCATTCTTGATATCAGAACCACTAGACGCGCCAATATTAACGCCAACTGTATTTCCCCAATAATATCCACCCAGAACGTGGGCTCCTATCGATGTGCCTACATCAAGGCCAAACCCTCCAGCTCCGTTCTGGAATGATGTGTTATTGTTCCATGTGCAAGATACGCATGGGCCGGCAAAGCCAGCTGCAAAGCCCACCGTCTGGTTATTGTTGCCTGCCACGTTATCTGAGATAGTCCCGTTTGATCCCTGGTAGCCTACCCCATAGGCTCCGTTGCCCATTGCTCTCACACCGAGAATCAAAGTATCGTCCGCTGGCAACGGACCAGGGCCGAAAACCGGCTGCCCGCCAATCCACGACTTAACCCACCCCGAAAACCAAAGTCCCTGAACTCCGTTATAAGAAAAATCCCCGCCGCGCACCGTGGTATGCAAATACATACCAGCCGTAGGAACGGCGCAGCACTTCAAATCAAAGATTGCACCGTTTAATCCATTATGACTAGCTGTTACGCTATCTAGTAACAAGGAGAATGAATTGCCGTCAACCTCTACTCCATTTAAGGCATTGAAATTTGCGGTTACATTCGTTAGATCGGACTTTGTATTTATCGCCGCATCGTTCGATGTCTTTAAATAAATGCCATCACCATCAGCGCCATATGCCATGACATCTAGGATATGGATATCCGAGTAAGTCACTATTGAAATGCTCGGAGATGCTACAATTTCGTTTGCAGCGTTACCGTCTATCGCTATATTGCGAATGGTAATCGACTTGCATGATGTGCATGTAAGTACCCCTACATTTACCACCGAGTGTGGTTTTCGTAGAATCGCTGCGCGATGGGGCTGCACACCCAGAAATTCCCCCTGCACAGCCGGACCATCCAGTATCGAATAGGCAGGCAGGTTTAGACTATCGACTACATACACGCCTGGCGATAAGAAACAATGATGAGACGGCGCGCTTATGCAACTCAGGATCGCCGCTGTGTCGTCTGTCGAACCATCTCCCTTTGCTCCGAAATTGCGAACATCAATGCCCTGGTTAATGCAGCCGCTTAGTGCGTTTAAATCCGCCATTACCTGGTCTGCGTCGGCAATGGTATTGTTGTGCAGAATAAATGGCAGCGTGCAGCCGGGCAGTGCCTGCGCATGCGCTCCCGCTGCCGTCATGAGCATCAAACATGCGGCAATAAGAAACGCCTTAATCATTACCTGGTGACCGCCCCGCTATGATCAAGCAGGCATTTAGCTGGCGGTGCGGCAATGCAGCTGCCGGGAAATAGCTGCAGTGTCTCGCCGGACATATCGACGTGGTGCAAGTCAGTGTCTTTCGGCATGATCACCAGCGTATGACCGCCGCGGATCGCCTTCACCATCCCGAGATCGTCGGGATCGCTGTAATAGACTTCGCCAGGCTGAACCGTTGTCGTGTTCCCAGAAACCGGCCCTATGACCAAATCCCCGCCCGCATGGGCAATCGTGGCAATGGATAAAATCGCCATTGTGACAGCAGCTATCTTGATCATACTATCTCCGGATTCTGTTAGACTAACATTGCATCGTTAGACTAACATTGTTAGACTAACAGGCATGAAAGCTCAGATGTGTAAGATTTGCGGCCATCAGCACCACCGCTATCAGCCGCACGTGTGGCAGGCTGCTCCCGCAGTCCCTCACAGCAATGCTCAATCCCAGAGCCACCACACTCAGGACACGCCCGAAATGTTGGGCCGTACTTTCTCCACAGCTTCTCAGAGCCCGTTCCATAACAAGCCTGGCAAACAGCCATTCGACCGTACCTCATATCAGCGCGAATACATGCGCAAACGCAGGGCCAAAAAGGACGAACCACATGGCTAACAACCGATTATTCCTCGTCCATCGGCCATCCGGCTATGCCCTGAACCTCGGGAAGCGCATGCTCCGCGGATGGTACTCCTATGAGGGTGGAATACCCGAGGGGGTGCTTAATGCCTTCTATGACCTATGCGACAGCTTCTACTCGGGTGAAACCACCACGGATCGCTTCGGCCCTACCAAGCCTCTTACCGAAGACTCCTTGCTCGGCCAAGACGACTTCCTATTGGCACTTGAAGATAATACCTATGCGCCCGCGGTCGCCGAACACATTCCTTATGAAGGAAGCAATGCCCCCAGTCTGATCGTCAGATTTAAACGCGTTCAGGTCGACCCGTCCGCTTCATAGGCACTAGATCCCACACCTCTGCCATTGTCATCTCGGAGAGGCCGCGCATTGGCTCATGAGCCTTTGGCACCTCGCCGCCTATAAGATCGTCCAGCATCCGCCCTATCAAGCTCAGCACGTCGACCTGATCATCATTCTTGCCGGCCGGGAACCGAAGCAGCTCCGATACCAAATCGGCCGCCCATGGCGCTCTGCGTGGAAAGTATACCTTTCCCATAGCCATGCGCCCGCGGATCGATTGCGCCTTCGTCGCTTTGTTCAGCGCCGAACTGAATTGCTTGCGATAGCAGCTGAACAGTCTCCGTTCCATCTGCCGCTTGGTCAGGAAAGGACCAACGCCCTTCTCGATCTGAGCATTCTCTTCGGCCCACATGATCGGCCGCCAGCGCTCCATCAAGTCAAGGGCCGCCTCAACCCACACATCCGATGAAGTCTGATCTCGCCACAGGTCGAGGAGATAAATGTCGTCATCAGGGTCAATACCAACAATGCCATGAACAGTGTAATCGCCACCGGCGGATGTGACTGCGTAATCACTGGCCCCATATACTTCGAGATGGTCTCGCGGCGGAACCTTATCATACCAGCGCACCCATTCCGCCTTGAAATAGTCCCCGCTCTCGGGTGTCGGCTCCTGCTGATACAGCGCGGACCAATTCCTCAGATCGCGCTTTGCCTCGGCAAACATCTCAGGCCGGAACCACTCAGGCCACAGAGAAGCCCCAGGAGCGCGTCCAAGCGGGTCACCTGACCTTGCCTCAGCGGGTAGCGATAGCACGTCCCAGCGCTCTCCGCCGCTTTCCTGTTCAGCCATCAAACGCCCAGCAAGGTCATCCTCATGCCAACGGGTCATGATCAACACAATCCGTCCGCCAGGCTTTAACCGAGGCCAGAAGTCCGATCTGTACCAATCCCAGGTGCGATCTCTGATGGTTTGACTATCGGCCTCCGCACGACCCTTTACAGGGTCATCAATGATGCCGAGATCAGCTCGGCGACCGGTGACTGAGGCGTCAACCCCCACAGCGTAATACTCACCACCCCGTTCGGTTTCCCATCGTCCGGCTGCGGCGTTATCTCCTGATAGGCCAAAACCAAAGACACGCCGAAATTCCCCCGAACCGACAATGTTTCGGACCCTTCGTCCAAACCTCTCTGCCAACTCGCCGGAGTGACTTGCGCCGATGACAGACCGTTGAGCATTGCGCCCAAGGAACCAAGGCGGGAATAGGATACTGGCATATGTGGACTTCGCACTCCCTGGCGGCATGAAGATCATCAGCCGCGTAATATCGCCCCTGTCCACAGCCTCTAGCTTTGTCAACAACAACCTATGATGTTTCGCCGGGATCGTATCCGGGGAGACTAGCTCAATGAACCGGGCGAGGCTTGTCTCCCCATCAAGCCGCGTTAGGATCTCATCTGCGGCTTGGGGCCGTGACCAGCTCACAGAAATATACCTCTACGGTACATTTTGCTGTTGACAACTAGGCCAGAAGGCATATATTCACATCATCAACACGGAGGAACCAATGAACGTC